AGGTATGTTTTTAGATTAGTCGCAATTGAATCGAAATCCAAATCCGTTACATTAATTTGTGAGCTCTTAATTGCCATTATCGTGTCCTAGTTACAGTGAAGTCAACTTGTTGTTTTCTTGTACCATTCTTAATTGAATAATGAATAGTAATGTTCAGTTCGTTAGAGTCTTCATTTGCTAAGATGACTTGCACATCCTCGACTCTAGGTTCGAATGATTCGATGGTGTCTTTCAATCTCTTTTGAACCTTCCTCAACTTCCTCGAAGTGTTCAGTTCAAATAACATGTCTCTTACAGACCCACCAAAGTTTGGTTTGAATGGTCTCTCAAAATGATTTGTCAATACGATGTTCTTTACAGATCGTTTAACAGCATCGGTATCGGTCTTAACCGTTACATCTCCAGTGATAGGATGTGCTTTGAAAAACAAATCCAAATCTCTCCATTCTTGTTTGGTCGCAACAATCTTTGCGTTATTTACTATATCAGTTTGAATTGCCATATATCTATTTATACCGTTAGGAGTTGTTCTAAATCAGAATTAACGAAACATCTTTGGTAATTCCATTATTAAATTCAACTGCAGTCAATGGAGCCTCAGCAAAAGTTACTTGACCACCCGAGATAGTTATCCCTTCGGTGATCTCTACCCCATCGACAAACACTCTAAGGGAACCTGTTCCAGTGTTAACAGAGAACACCGTCTGTTCAGTGTCATCTGCTAGACGTTTAAAGAAACTCCCTGTATCATCTCCCCTATTTGCAACATAGGTGTTTTTCTTTGGTGTTAGAGATTCTACACCCATAACTCCTGTAATTGCACCGATACTTGGGATAGCTGGTGGAAACCCAATCAAACCCAATAGATCACACAATGTGAAGAAGATGGGTTTAAAGATTGCACCAAGTCCAATTGCATTGAAGAACTTCTTGACTATCACTACCCAATCGAACATGAGTTTCTTTTGCCAGTTTGCAACAAAGTCTTTAAGTGCAATTTTTAACTCTGCGACTTCTTCTTCTATAGACTTGACTGTAGTGTCTATCTTACCACCAATGATTGACATAATATTAAAACCGAATAAACTAATCTCACCGATTGCATCGGTGATTGATGTACCAATTTCAGTTAACTCTTTCATAAGAGATGCCTTGGCATCGGGTAGTAGGTTTGGGTCTTGTAGTTTCTTTAGTATCTCATCTCGTTTTTTGACGAATGATTTGATCTTTGCATCAACCAATGCACCGATATCAGGCATAGTAATCAAGCCAGGCAAACTGGGTAAACCTAATGCATCCCATATAACTGAAAACTTAGATATCAATTGTAGGAACACTGCGAACAATCCTTGGGTTAGATACTGTTGTATCTCTATTTTGATGTACTGCCAAGTCATCTTTGCTTTCCACTCATCACACTGGACACCAAACTGAGAACCCCATCCCCTCATGTTTTCAGGAATAAGTTTAAAGAATGCATCTATGATTTGACTTTTCGCAGAGGTGAGTTTATCCATCTCTGTTTTGAACTCTTCTGCAGTCATCTTCCCATCTTGTAAATCTGCTTTAAGTTTGTCCAACTTCTTTTTCCAATCAGCTGACATACCTGAGATTTGATCTTGTAGTTCCTTCTGATAAGCAGGGTCAAATAGTTTAGTGACATCAATACTAAGTCCAAAGATAGGAAATGACAAACTGATCGGTATGATCTTTGTGATTAACTCTGCAACCTTTGTGGGAACATAGATATGAAACTCTTGTATGAATTCGGTTATCGCATCATTGGCTTCTTTCTGCCAGTTTCGAGTTTGACCCTTCTTCCAATAAGGAGAGAGTATTTCCGAAATGGTTTCCATGAAATCTTCAATGGTTTTGATTATATCTTCAATCTGCTCTTTGACTTCTGCAGTCAACTCCTCACCCATCTTAACCATCTCAACTTTTAACTTGCTAGGAATCTGTGCAATCTTATTGATAGCATTAGTCAAGTCCTCTTTAGTTGGAAGAGAAAAGATGTCGTCATTTGGACAAGCAAATGAAGTATCTATTTGAACTGTCATTCCCATTATGAGTTCAGTTTCACTACGGTTCCTGTCAGACTTATTTCAGGAGCTATGATAGACAAGTTCTTTATTGATGTAATATCGGTTGTCCCAGTCACATCTGCTTTTAAGTTACCACCCACCGACAAAGTAGCATCACCACCGATGATAACATTAACTTTACCACCAACCCAAAGAGTATCGTCTTTAAGGATTGCGGTATAATTATCATTTACGATTCGAGTTACCTGAGAGCCATCAGGATGAATTTCGTGGAAGGTTCCTGAACGGTGTTCTATTGCAAGTCTTTCGACACCTAGTGTATCATCTATTTCTATGATATGACCTGACTCGGACTGTATAACCTTGTTGTACGGATAGACTGGTTTTGCTTTAGAAGGTATTCCCTTTGCACTAGTAGTGTCTCTATCTGTATAAGTTCCAGTCCCAGTTGCAAAACTTGACAAATCTGATTTATCGGTGTATAATGGATAGTAAGGAAGATCAGATGCCGTAAGAGTTGGTTCAGTAATAGTGGAACCAGTTCCATCATATTTGTACTCTCTTGACTCGTAAATCTTAGGTGCAGTGTCTAGAGCAGTCGTTAGACCGAATCCTCTATTAGATGCTTGAGGTGGGTTAGGCCCATCAGAGGTTCCATCATATTCACTAGATGTCAATCTTCTTGGGTCATTGAATCCCCTATCCACACTTCGTGTCATCTGTTTATTATCAACACCCTCTTTATATCCTGATTGAGGGATACCAGCAGTTGTTCCCATGATAACTGGTTGTTGACATAGGTCTCCATCCCTGAAGAATCCAAATACCGTAGACCCTTCCACAAGTCCGTGTTGTGTACCAAATCCCGATAACCCTGCAGAGGTAGTCGGTAGTAACACTTGGGCCCATGGAAGGTCGGGGGTTGCAATCTTTAATTTGTCATCACTGTGGATACCATGAACACGTACACGAACTCTACCTACTTTAAGTGGGTCATGTCTATCTTCAACAATTCCATAAAATGTCTTCATCATAATTGTTGTTCCTTGGTCATCGAAGCAGGTTTATATTCAGAAACCTTTTTCGCATAACTTTCTTTAACACACTCTAAGTGTGATACACCTCTCTTTGTAAGAGGATTGATATCAATACACTGATCTATAACCAAATATCTGTCATCATTTAGTTGGTCTGAAGTGTCCGAGTTATCATGTTGTGATTCGGGAGATGGTAAGTTTAATACGATAACTGTACCAACGGATAAATCCGTTCTTGCAGGAATTGTGATTAGAATACGGTGTTGTTGTAAGTTTTCCATTAACGCCCGTCTTTCTAGTTCTGCATTGTCTTTATTATTGTAACCTAGAAATGATTCATCACCTGTTATATCAACCCCATCACCGAAATCGTGGTTAGCATTATTGGTGTACAACACTACACTTTCGAACGACTCATTGATTGGAAGGTCTGCATCTATGTTATCAATAGTTGGAGAGTCATTTGGGTCTGTTAGAATACCAGCTTTACTAGTTACCTCCATCTCGCCAGTCATAACTAATGGGTGTCCTGAGACGTGATTTCCCTTTGTATAAGACTCTTCAAGATCGAATATGATATCCTGTTCAATTTTTCTTAAGGGGTCGTAGGCCTTCATAGACGATGCATATGCACCACCGACAGTTCCCTGAAGTGTGTCGAATAGTTGAGGTTTACTGTACGCAATTATCTGAGTGTTTGCACCATCGGGAGCGTTCAAATCCTTTTTATCTGTATTGGAATCACTTCTTGGTTTATACGAGAACTCTAATGGAAATTCTTGTTGTGATAATGTGTCTATACTGGCAAATCTAAATCCACCGTTAAGTGTCTGATACAAGAACATACCATTCTTAGTATGAGTGGCTTCACCCATTGAAGCTTTAGACACAAAGTGATCTGCTAGTCTAGCAATAGTCCAGTTGGGACTAATAAACTGGTTGTTATCGGGGACAGTCTGTTCCCACAAATCTATATCTTGTTTGGGAATATTGAGACCAAAGATTGCATCTGTAAAGAGACCCACTAACATATCAGTGTATGACCCTCTAAGTGTTTGGCTTAATCGTTGTCTTCTTGCACGGAACATTCTAGGGTCACACATCTTGATAAGATATGATTGTGTGCTGTCCTTAATTCGTTCTAGGTTAGACACCTTGTACACTCTGAACACTTTGTCAATAGCATTTTTTGCCGAAGCAGATTGTCCCGAACCTTCCTGTTGTTTGAATGAGATTCTAACTGTCTCTTGACCAGTGAACCTAAAGTTCTTTAGAACGTTAAGACCGTCCATCACTGCAATATCTCCAGTAACAAATTTACTGTAGATAGATTCGTAGAGTCTAACTCCTATTGACAACATTGATATGTCTAATGCTTCACCATATTGATTTACAATAGTGATAGCTTCAATGTGTACTCCACCTTGTTGTTGATCTTTCTCAGCCATTTGACATCACACGTTCAAATTCCGATATGACCCTTTTAATCTTCTCGGGTCTAATAATTTTAATTCTTCGTTTTGCTTCATTGAGGTTCCACTCTTCAGTGTAGTGTGAAATTTCAGACCACCCTGTACCACCATGATTTCTCTTGACCTT